GTGTTCACTGCCATCAACACCTATTTCGGTGTGACCACGATCACCGCGTTCGCCACCGGCGGCCAGGCTAATGCCACTGCGCTTACCGGCGAGTTCAACGAAATTACAACCTGCACGACCATTGGCGACTCGGTGAAACTGCCTGTAGCGGCTCTCGGCAAAACTTGCACGATCTTGAACAGTGGCGCTACCGCGATGGACATCTTCCCTGTTGCGGGCAGTTCGCTCGGTGATCTGGCAGTGAACGCAGCGTACAGACTCGGCCAAGGCCTGACTGTCGTGTTTACGGCAGACTCGGCTACCAAATGGATGTATGACCGCGAGAGCAGTGTTAAGGCCGGTAATCTGGTAACTCAAGGCACCAGCGCTGTTACCGGTGTGACGCTGAATACAACCAAGGGCATTGTGACTACGTTCTCGCAATCGGCCGCGGCTGGTGTGAGTGCTGCGTTCACGGTTACAAACAGCAAGGCGGCTGCTGCGAGTAACGTCCGTGCCTACGTGATCGACTACGTCGGAGTGTTTACTACCAACGGCATCCCGGTGGTATCTGTGGACAATCGCACTGCAGGCACATTTGATATCGTGGTGTCCAACGCACACAGCGCGAATGCGTTGTCCGGGGCGCTGCAGATCGGATTTGAAATTGTAGCTTAATTGAGCCATGACTGACTTCTACACCTACATGCACTGCAAACCCAACGGAGATCCGTTCTACGTTGGGAAAGGGCATGGGCGTAGAAGTCACGACATGAACAACAGGAACAAGCAGCACAAGTCGATTGTGGCTAAACATGGAGTTCGGGTTTTCGTATTTCCGTGTGACTCTGAGGAACAGGCTTTCTCTGATGAAGTGCAGATGATCGCTCAGTTCAAGCGTGAAGGATTTGCATTGGCTAATTGGACGAACGGCGGGGAGGGCCCTGCCGGGGCTGTAAGATCCGCCGAAACAAAGGCCTTGATGTCAGCGAAACTGGTTGGCAACAAGCGGTTTCAAGGTAAGACGCACACTGCCGAAACACGGGCTAAACAGTCCGCAGCGAATGCAGGGGTTAAAAAATCTTCGTCCGCTGTGGCCAAGCAAGTAGCTGCTTTAAAGGTGACAGCATCCAAGCCGGAGAACCGAGCCAGATCATCGGCTGCGGCTAAACTACAGGCTTCCAACACGTCGCCAGAGTTGCGATCTGCCCGTGCGCAGGAGGCTAGTAAAGCTCGTTGGGCCAGACAAAAAGACAGAACAGTATCTCCAGAAGTACGTGCCAAAATATCTGCGTCACTCAAGGGTAAGCCGGCATGGAATAAAGGGTTGAAAACAGCCGCAAAAAACGTCACTGCTCCAGACCAGAAAAAGATGGTTTCTGAATGCACTGAATCTTCGTGTAACCATTTGATTTAATAGGAGAATATCATGGCAGTAGCAAATACGTATGGTGATTTGACACCAAGAATGGCCGCCTACTCAGTAGCCAAGTTCCTGGCTCGCGCGCAACCCATGCTGAACATCGAGAAGTTCGGCCAAACTCCGACGGTGATCCCGACTCGCAGCACCAAGGTCGCAAAGTTCCGTCGTTACTTCCTGCAAGGTGCCTTGGGTGCTGCTGGTGATGGCAATCCCGCAAACGCCTACACCAACGTGCTGTCCCTGACACCGTTGACTGAAGGTGTGACACCCGCCGGCAAGAAGCTGACGTTCCAGGATTACACCGTAACTCTGGTGCAACTGGGCGACTACGCTCCGCTGACCGACGTGATCGACATGACCCACGAAGACAATGTGCTGGCACAGCTGATGGAAGTCATGGCTGAGTCCGCTGCACAGACTCTGGAGACATATCGTTACAACGTGTTGAAGGCTGGTGTCAACGTGTTCTACGCCAACGGCACTGCTCGTACAGCGGTCAACACTGTGATCACTCTGGCTCTGCAGCGTCAGATCACGACCGGCCTGGTTCGCCAGAATGCCAAGATGATCACTCAGGTGGTCAAGTCCACCGTTCAGTTCCGTACTGAGCCGATCGAGGCCGCGTTCATCGCTCTGGTCCACCCGGATCTGGAAACCGACATCCGCAATATGACCGGCTTCATCAACACCAAGCAGTATGGTACGGTGACTCCGTGGGAAAACGAGATCGGCTCCGTCGAGCGCGTGCGTTACCTGACTTCCACCATCTACGCTCCGTTCCCGGACGCTGGTGGTGCCAAGGGTGCAATGCGCAGCACTTCCGGTACATTGGCTGACGTGTATCCGATCCTGTATCTGGGTCGTGACGCATACGGCATCGTGTCCCTGAAGGGCGATCAATCAATCACCCCGATGGTGGTCAACCCCAAACCGGCTGCTGGTGATCCTCTGGGTCAACGCGGCACGGTGGCGTGGAAGACCATGACCGGCATAACAATCTTGAATGATTGTTATATGGGGAGGGCCGAGACCGCCGCTACAGCTTAAACAAGCGGTCTTGTAATATGAACTGACCTGTGGTTGTCTGATCCCCGCTCCGGCGGGGATTGAACCGAACAAAATTTAGGAGAACATCATGGCTTTAGCAATCAACTCTCAAAGCAACACCTTCGGCATCGCCAACATCGCCGAAGGCAATATCGTCACGGATACCGTGGCTGCAGTCGCGCAAACGTTCACCATCGGCTTTGCCCCACGCAAGATCATATTCAATAACCTGACCGACCGCATCAGTGATGAGTGGTACGAAGGTATGACCGAAAACGCAATCTACAACTCCATCGTGGGCATCAATGCCAAGCTGGATGCAGATGCAGGTGTTACCGACACCAACTTCGGCGCACTGTGGAACCCGGTTGCAGTGACTACCGGCACCGGTGGCCCGACCAGCAACCCTCCGTATGACGTAGCCCCGCAACTTGCATCCAGCCTGATCCAGATGCAAGCGTCTATCATCGGGGTACTGGCAAAACTGGACGCGGATGCGGGCGTAACCGACACCAACTACACTGCGTTGTGGAAACCCGCAGCTGCGACTGTTGCCGCTTTGGTAGCATCCATCGCGGGTTTCACTGCCAAGCTGGATGCTGACGCGGGTGTGACTGACACCAACTACAACGCCACATGGGCTGTGTCTACCACACGCTCTCTGCACACCGTTGCTGCAGGTACACGCACTCTGGAACTGACCAACGGCATCTCGGTGAGCGGCAACACTTTCACCCTGACTGCAGCCACCATGGTGGCGTCCAAAGAGTATTACTGGACCGCGTTGGGTTAAGCTGGGACGGAGGGGTGAAAGCTCCTCCCCGAATTTATGAATGGTCTTTGTGTGTGGAGGTCTGACATGGACAATTGCGTGCTACGCATCGAAAAATTGGCCAACGGCTACGAGGTGGAAATCTCTGACCCGGGGGTGAAGAAGAATAATGCTGACCCCAAGAAATCCTGGAAAGATCCTTGGGTGGGTTACGCGTTCACCACGGCTGACGAGGTGAAGGAGTTCATCGGCAAACACCTCGATTCGCTGGAGCCGCCCGCTGACGCAGATGATGAGTACGGCGCGGAATTTGTACGTCAAACCGAGAAGGAGTAACACAATGGCAAAGAAGAACGAACTGGGCAGCAACATCCCACCTGAAGATCACAGCATTGCGGAAGTGATTGAGTCCAACAAGCTGCTGGCTGAACAGAACCGCGAACTGCAAGAGCGCCTCGAAGCACTTACCCGCGAGTCCAACACTCCGCTGGTGAACAAACCTAAGGCTGGCGAGCGTCCGATGTTCTCCCGCGTCAAGATCATCCTGGAAGAGAGCGACCAGATCGCCCCTTCCGGCCAGTATTTCGGAATTCACGGCACATGGGTAAACCCAGAGACTCTGGAAGCGCTGGAAGCTGATGTACAGTCCAAGCTGCTGACACGCAAGCAAGCGCAAGAACAGGCTACCGAGACTGTCACATTTGAAGCTATCCTGCGCCCCGGTGAAGAGGCTGAGGTGCCGGTGGAACTGCTGGCCACGCTGAACGACGCGGTGATGTCTGTTCCCACCCAAGACCCAGGCACGTTCCAGGTTCTCGGCTACAAGGATCGTCTACGCTTCCCTTACAGAATTTGTACAACTCGATAACATGATACTCGGCGACCGTCTTGACGAGTTACGCAAGAACATTTTGCGGGACCGCAGTGCGCTGGTCGCCGGTCCTACTGACTCGCTCTGGGACGATACAACCCTGCTGCGATACATCAAGGAAGCTGAACGCAAGTTTGCCCGGCAGACGATGTGCATCCGGGATGCGACCTCGCAGAACATCTGCAACTTCGCGCTCAAGGTAGGTGTGACTACGTACCCACTGCACGCCTCGGTATTCGCGGTGCTCTCCAGCAAGTTCGATACAGACACGTTTGATATTCAGCGTTCCGGGCACGCGCTGGTGCTGCAGTTCACCCCGTCTGAAATCTTCACCTACGACCCGACCACAGGGTACAAACAGCAGCCTGGCCGCCCGATCGCGTACATGACCGACGAGACGCTGGTGTTTTCCGGCAAGCGTGCGGTGACGTACACGGTCTATCCAACACCGAGCAGTGTGGAAGATGGCAAGCTGGTGCAGATGCGCGTCATCCGGTATCCCCAGGGCGACTACAGTTTGGACAATCTCAACGAAGAGTCCGAGATCCCAGAGGACTACCAGCTTGACTGCCTGCAGTGGGCGGCCTACCGCGCCACGATGAACCACGACACGGATGCTGGTGATAGCGTCAAGGCAACAAACCACAAGGACGCCTTCGACCGCGCTGTGCTGGAGTGCAAGAAGGAAATCAAGCGAACACTTTTCGCCAACGTGACCATGCGCTACGGGTCTCTCGGCACCAACTACACGAGGTAGCGCCATGCCTCAAATCGACCCCAACACAGGGCTGGTCACATACAAGGGCTTTCCCAAGGGAATTGACAACCGCAGTTCGGATTTCGCGGTGCAGGATGGGTTCCTGCGTGATTGTATCAACGCGGACATCCTTAATTCCGGCAACGTGCGCCGCCGGCGCGGTATGGCACAACGTATCGCCAGTTCTGGGTCACACAGCATATTCTCTGATGGCAAGCGCATGGTGTGGGCGACCGCAAACCGGCTATACGTTACAGACACGGGCTTGGCCCCGACGTTGTTGCTGACCGATCCGGCATTTGGCTTACAGCCGCTGTCCTACGTCTCGGTGAACGGTGACATCTATTTCTCCAACGAACACACCAACGGCAAGATCCTCGCATCTGGCGCAGCCTTTGAACCGTGGGGCATCATTCCCCCCCAATGGGGACCGGTATGCACAGGGTCGGCGATCACCGGACAGGCTCGGCAGTATCAAGTCACTTGCACGTTTGTCACTGCGTCCGGAGAAGAGTCCGGGGCACCGCTCGGGGTGACTGTTTTGTGCGGAGACACACCCCAGATCAGCTGCTTTCTGATTCCCCAGTCCATCGACCCGCGCGTGGTGGCAACCCGGCTGTACGTGACCAACATCGACGATACGATCTTCTCGCACGCGATGGACGTTCCCAAGGGCACCACTTCGGCAGTGATTAATGGCTGGTTCGCCAACGGTGCGGCGCTCAAGACCCAGTTCAACTCCAACCCGCCACCGGGGCAGTTGCTTGAATATCACAACGGTCGGATTTACATCGCCCAAGGAAACGTCTTGTGGTGGACCGAGGCGCTGCGCTATGGGATCTACGACAATACGGCGAACTTCATCATGTTTCCAGAACGTATCACCATGATCAAGTCTCTGGGTGAACAAGGCCCACGCGAGCACCATGGCATGTTCGTGTCATCCGATCAGACTTACTTCATGCCATTCGTAGGCACCGAAGAACTCAAGAACTGGCCCAAGCTGCCCTACCGCGCAGTCGAAGGTGCGGCGATGAGACTGCCAAACAGCCCAGACGTATTGTGGTTCTCCGATCGGGGGTTCGTGCGCGGCACCGCCGGCGGCCAGGCTGCAAATCTTACCGAAGGCCAAATCGCTGTGGATAAATACCAGTATGGCACGATGGGCTATACCGAGATCAACGGACATAAATCAGCGGTAGCGATATTGCAGAATTCACTGATTCCGTCACTTGCATCCCCTGACGTTGCAGCGGCTGACGCGATCCGTCAGACCGAAATCGTGTGAGGAAAAATAAATGTCTGCAGAAAGTGATCTGAGATGCTTGATTGCGATGGTATCCGCGCTTAATACAAAGCTGAATACGCTTGCCGGGGCAAACACAGGACTTCGTGATTCAAAGATGGACTTCATTTGTGATATGTTTGATCGCCCGGATAGTGATACGTTGGGGGGGTATTGGTACGGCGGAGGGGCTGGATTTGCTATACGCGGGAATGCGGCGTACCCAAATCCGGCAACAGGCGTGCAAGGCGGATCAACCGCGCTACTCGCTGTGGCTTTGAATGGGGCCGTAACGCCAAGCATATTTCTGACAGTTAATTCAAATATGAATTTCGGTGTAAGTACTGCGGGTTGTGACGTACCCCACACGATAGGACTTTCAAATACCGATACTTCTATCGAAATACGCTTTACTGTGCGCACAGGTCTTGCCGGAGATGTGTTGAATCCCGCAGTTATCGTAGACGCCGCATACCTCAACGACATCAACTACACGTACGTCGGGACAGTGTATGGAAGTACCGCGTCTTGTACGCAGAATGGAACGGCATACATGACGACGGCAGGAGGTGCCTTTTACTCGGGAGTAACAAATGCAATTGGGGTACGAGTGCTAGGGGGCGATGCCCCCGCGATGAATATTCCGGGAATGTCGTGGGGCTACACAATCTCTTACTCTGGTTCCGTATATTCCGCGTATTCAGCATCGAGCTCGGCATATACGTCGCCCGAAACCATAATTCGATATACAGATTTGGCGACACACAGTGCTGTATACACGCCCAACACAACCACCGCGCTCATCTCCTACACAGGATCATCGGTCAGCAACGGTACTGCCGTATCGCCGACAGTTTCGGGAATTCCTGCGGCAGACACGGCAGGGGCTTTGAGGGTAGGCGATAACGTACTGACTATCTCTGCGGTGGGAAATCAATACATTGCGACGCTTAACGGGGTCACTATTGAGAACAGCACGAATTCTTCCCTCGCTACAACGGACAGAAAATGGGCGGGATTGATGACGCTACTTTACAATACAGCATACCAGTACGCACTCGGCGGAAACATACCAGCGGGCATTACATCGTTTAAAGCATGGAACCCAGCCGTCATGTCCACACCCCCAAGCCAAACAGGGTATGGTAAGTACGCGGATGGAGTTCCTGTCTACCAGGATCGCTACCATACAACAGTAAATCAGGAGGTCGTATATGACCCGTTCGCATAAAGGAATGACATGAACCAAGTATCTGTATGCCCGCAGTGTGGCGCACCTATCTACAACGACGGCGCTTGGACCGGTGCAGTTCCGCCGGCTACAATTTACTCCTGTGGTTGTCGCGCAA